CAACAATCCAACCATGCTGTTCAAACAGGTCTTTAATGAGTGTTGTATCTTTTCTTACATCATGATTACCTAGACACAATATTTTTATAGGCTTGTAAACCTTCTTCTTATCGTGTCTGTTTTTCTCCTGCTCTTTTTCAATTTCTACTTCAAGACAATTAAGATGTATGGCAGTGCAGTCGAGCTCTTCTTCAGTTGAATAATCTCCTCTAAGGGTGACATATCTTGCTAAAGAATTGAGATCGGCTACATCACCAAGGTGTACAATATACTTTGGCTTATTCTTCACAATATATTGCCCAAGCTTACGCCAACCCTCATAGAAGGGGCAAGCTGGTGACACATGTGTATCGGAAATTACCAAATACTTCATACTAGTTTTCTCCACTCTTAATACTTGCGTAGTACTCTTTAGCTTCTGCAGCTTTCTTATCCTGTTCTTCTTCAAACAGTTTGTTGAAAGTCTTGAAGATTTCTTTGGCAGTCTCTTTGACAGTTACCAAAACTCTTTCTTCATAGATCAGTGCAGTATATGTAGGGTACTCAATAATGTGTGGCACTTTCAACAAGTTCATGTAAAAAATTCCACCAGTAGGTTCACCAGTCTTCTCGTCAACTTCTGTCAACTTGATAAACGGTCTCCATTTTGTGTCAACTCTCTTCAACATTTTCTTTAATTTCCTCAACTTTAGGTTCTTTTACAACTTTAGTTAAATATCTAACACCGTTAGCATACTTAAACTTTCTTACACCAGGGAAGCACAAGTCTTTGTAAGGGCAGTATTCACAACCTGCTGCAATCTTCATGTTACCACTAGTGCCATCTGGTACAGGTTCGTAACACAACTCATCAGGCGGTGTATCACTGGCTACAACTTCTTTAGCTTTCTCAATGATACTATCTACGTCAGGCATATCAAAGATTGGGTCAGGTCTATAATCACAGATTTCACCAGTAACTTTATTCATTACTAAGAAACCTGGGTTGCCTTTACCAACAACCTTATCGTATGCAGTAATCTGTGCAAGATATCCAAAGGGGTCGTCTTCAGGTAGGTGACCACCACTGAACTTAAGAAAGCTTCTTGGAGATGCTGACTTAATGTCTACAACTTCTCCATCAATGATGCTATCAATGTGTCCAATGACTCCACCAACTTTAACTTCCTTTTGTCTATCTGTCACAGAGTGACCAGATACTTTGACAAGCCATAACAATAAGTCTTCAATAATATCACCGAATAAAAATTTTAAACGCATTGATGGTGATGGTTTTACAAGTTCTATATCACTGTGAAAATCATACCACAACCTTCTTAAAGGTTTACCTACTGACGATAGGCCTAGTGTCTTTCTTACTGGGTCCTTATCAGAGAGTCTGTTACGAATTGTATTCGTCAGGTCTTCTGCAAGATCTTTGTACAGACTCTCATCAATTTCCTTACCGCCATCAATAACGCTATAGACATCATCAGATAAGGTCGTCATCGTCACTGTCAGCAGAGTCGTCAGCATCTACTGCAATATCTGAGAACGGATCGGAGCCAGCATACTCGTGAAGATCTGTAATCATTACGGCATTGAGCCCTAAGAAGATCTTGTCCTTGAATCCTTTATACTGATTGGCTCTAACAATGGCACGAGAACCGTTACCAATGGTAGCAACCACATCATCTGATAAACGCTCTTTACGCTTGTTCATGATAACAGGTTTCTTAGAGCTCTTCAAAGTAATGCCATAAAGATCCCCCTCCAATTCTTTAATGTCTTGGGAAGTATTCTTATATTTCTTTACTAAGTCTGCAGTGTCCTTATCAAACACTACCATGACTTCATACTTGTTGGAAGCGAACTCACCTTTTGTTGACGGCTTGTCTAGGTGAGGCCATCTTAACTCAACATCTTTTAATGTAATAGACTGTAAATCAGCCATCTTTATTACTCCTATAATTAGTTTACTACTACTTTATAACAACTGTTAAATAGTTTGTCAAGAGTTTTTTTCAAAATCTTTACATTTTATTTTAACAATTACTCTGTTACCACGTTTGTCATAGAGATTGGTGATAGGTCTGCCAACAACTCCTTCAATAACACACGTGCCAACCTTTGATATTGGCTCAGACTTTACAAAGTTGACAGCATCTTCTATCGTACCCTCTAAAAGAACTGGCACCATCTTCAGTCCAAGTTTTTCACCAACTTCAACAACTGCATCCTGATCTAAGAAAGACCCTGCTACCTTGATATCAAACAAGATGAAGTCGTTGTCGTCTGCTATATACTCTTTGCCAACTGCCTGAATACCTGCACCGTAGCCTTCACCAAAGAATATAACTTCCTTGTCACCAAACATTTCTTCAACCAGTTCTTCCATGCCATCTTTTAGAAAGATCTGTTGCAGCTTTAAGACCAGCCTTGCAGGCAGACTGGCAGCATCTGTTCTACCTCTGAAAGAAAAGCTGTGACCATCCCAACACACTCTGATGTTAGTGCCGTCAACCTTCTCTGTAAAGATCCATTTGTTGTCTTTCAAATACTTAACAGTATCGCTGAGATAGATACCTTCATTAAGTTTTCTTGCACCTGCTTCCTGTCTTTTAAATGGTGCAGCAATTTTATGATACTCTGAAAACATCTTTGTTGTCCTTTAAAAAATTATACAAACCACATGACAAAGCTCCAACAATTCTTTCCTCTTCATCACCAGGTGCTAAGTAAGCATTCTGATAGATGACATGGATAACCTCGTGAAGTAATGTCTCCAACTTTTTATCAACAGGTAAGTCAGATCTGATGAAGATTTTACCAACATCGTACTGCTCCTTGCCCATTAGATTGCGATCAATGTCTTTATCAAACTCAATCACATTATATTTAATTCCGCCTATAGTAATAACTTCCATTTACTTCTCCTATTTAATGATTAAAACTATTGACCTTTGACAATCTTGACTGATAAATGATAGATTTACCTGTAGCCTGACTTCAGTACTGGCAGAATGTCTAACTAGTGTGCATAAGGTCCAGATACACATGAAAGGATATCAGGCTTTGGTAATAGATAAGTGTCCATCTTTTACAAATATTTTATAGATAGACGTGTCGTTGTTAAGCTTTAAATATTCTAACACTCTCTTCACTCCTGTTATAGTCTTAGTAGTCCAGTGATAGTTGTCAAAGAAATCTCTGACATCTTCATAAGTTGTTGTTTGTGATACGTACATAGTGTCGTCATCCATTAGTGTGTCTCCAACCAGTTATTCCCAATCTTGTATTCACCATCAAGAGGACAGTGCAGTCTGAAATGTACACCAGCCTCTATGATATGACTTCTTAAAATCTTTCCAACCTCTTCTGCACAATCCTCTGCACAATCGTACTGCATTTCATCGTGAACTACAGCAACTTGGAAAGCATCTAAGTGCTTCTGTTTAATCTCTTTGTAAGATTCTACCATTGCTCTCTTCATTATTACAGCTTCACCAGCCTGTAAGTATGATGACATACCGAAGTGAGCTGTCTTCAATGGTACACGCCTCCCATCAAGCCCCACAAAGTATCCTATTCTAGCTCTGTACTCAATCTCTTTCTGAAACTTTTTCCAGCCTACAATATTATTCTTCAGATTGTCAAAGGCTTGCTTGCCCTTATCATAACTGCCTAAGATCTCACCAATCTTACCAACACCTGCTCCCATGATGATAGCAAATGTACAAGTCTTACCTTTCTTTCTAGCTGCTACCATGTCGTGGTTCTCTTCATCATACTCTTTATCCTTTGGATTAAGACCGTACATTTGTGAGAAGTAGTAATGCATATCTTTATGTACAATCTGGTCAATTAGATCATCGTTATTCAAGTAGTGTGCCAGCACCCTGAACTGAATGTTAGCAGCATCACAACCAACCAGCTTACGACCTTTAGCAACTGTAAACATCTGTCTACATACTTCACCGTACAAACCTTTAGAAGGAATGTTACCAGTGTTAGGATTTCTATGTGCCATTCTGTGAGTGCCTGCACCAATAGATATAACCTGTCCATGAACTCTACCGTCACTACCACAAGCATCAAAGTAAGATTGAATCAATGTTGATCTGCTCTTTAAAATCTTACAGTTCTTGATAGACTTTAGCTCTGGTGGTGCATCTTCCCTAAGAGTCTCTAGGTTCTTCTCGCAGATCTTTGGTTGTCCTACTGGTGTCATTATAACTGGTGACCAATACCCTTCAAGTCTTGCAATAATTTCTTTAGGAGAATCTATACAGAACTCCTTGTATTCTATACGATTGTAAACATCTCCTTCAACGTGCTCAACGTTACCACTCTCTATGATACGTTTGCTAACAGCATTGAGTTCACCTGACTTAGTTCTCTTAGCAACCCATTCACCTGTTACAACTTTACGAGGCGGAAACAACTCATTCAAGCTGTTGATAATTGTCAAGTACTCTCTATCAATCTGTGCCTTGGTGTTGATAGCTAGGTCAGTATCTAGTAAGAATCCTTTAATGCGTTGACGTTCTAGTACAGCCTGTGACATCTGCTCTAGTTGAATACACTCTGATGAAAACCCTGACAGTTCTCTTCTAAGTTGTTGATAAACCTTAAGAGTCACTTCAACATCTTGCTTGCAGTAGTCTTCCATCTCCTGTGTCCAGTGTGACCAGTCTTCATAATGATCCTTGTAACATTTTAATCTGATGCCCCAATCTCTTAAGCTGTGTCCATCTCTGAAGCTGTTTGCAAGACGACTGAGAACAAGCGTGTCAATGATTTTGTCTACCTTTAGACCACACTTCCACAATCTGTTAAGGTGAATGGCATCATATCCTATAAAGTTGTGGCCAATAATCTTATCACAACCTTTGAAGAACTCTCGTGCAAGATCTGCATCACCATCTCTAAAGATAGTGAACTCACCTGTGTCATAATCTTTACAAACACAGCACCAGATTTTGTCAGGTTCTAAACCATTTGCCTCAATGTCACATATAACTTTCATCAATGACTCCTTTCGTTACAGATGTTATAACTTAATCAAATATATCTGTCAAGGTATTTCTGCATTTTACTATAAATTTTATATCATTCCTTTCACAAAACTCTTTGATAGCTTCGTACACTTTAGGAAGATGACTGTAACATCTCATTGCATACTGGTCCTGTTCTCGAGAGCCACCTGGTAGATACACTGTTCTTTCTATAATATTGTATTCAGGAAATGCAAAAGATCTTAGCTCAAGTTCGTTATCAGCATTATAAATGTGTCCAATATTTCTCAATCTTTTAGGAAATTGTAAGAATGTTATTGCACTAAATTTATAGTCAACAGCTATTTCAATCGTATCAGTCATATCTGTACCCTCAAATTACATTTAAATGTTGTACCATCATGTTCACAAAACTCTTTCAATGCTTTACAAACTTTTGATGCACTTACGAGACCACTACCAGCTGTAAAAGTTACATAAGGTCTGTCACTATCCATAACACCTCTGACCCAGAGCAGTTTATCACAACTATTAAACATTGAGTACATGTCTCTCTTAATAGTGATGCCTGTTGTAGGAGAATAGAACAACTTGCCACGCTTATTGTTCCACTCTTCTGGCTGCTTGTTTATGCTGTATGTAAACCAATCGGGGCAATGTGTTTTGTCAGTAATGGTTATTTCAAATTCTTTTGTCATAGTCTTATCCTCACACTTAAACGTTGATCAATACTATTACGCTTGCACATTTCTTTAACAGCTCCACAGACCCTGTTGACTGCATCAAAGTCGTACATAGGAAACCAGAGTGGAAAAGAACTGTTGTTTTCACCACCAACATAGAATGACTGTTCACCATTACCAAATGTAGCGTAAAGAGATCTCTTAATACGTATACAATGCTTAGCACTGTAGTACAAAGTACCTTTAAAGTTTTCCCAAGAAGTAGGCTGTTCAAGTATTGTACAACCAAAGTATGAAGTTACCTCAGGTTCTGCTTCAATCATTAATGCGAATGTGTTGCTCATTTTCTATACATCCTTTCACTCCACCATATAGGTACTAAACATATAAACTCAAAGATAAGCTCTAAACAAGACACATAAGCAAACCCTTCTTTGAAACAATCTACTCTCCAAGCATATAAAGCCCACCAATATATTAAAACTGTTATCATTCTTTTTCTCCTTTCAATGATTATTCATCATTTAATTCTTCTAACGAAACTTCAACAAGTCTGGTAGTATCCTTGTCGTATGTTACTGCTGCTGCCACCCCTTTACTACCGAAGTCACGATCTTTTAAGACACGTATACGGGTGGTGTTAGCTTCAATAGGGTCATCACTCTGTCCATTTCTCTCAAGACCTATAACAATATCCGAGAGTTGTTTAACAGATGATGACTGCTTTAAATCATCCAGAGTAACACGACCACCTTCTTCAGTTTGCTTAGCTGCATTCTGTGATTTACGGAGGTGACACGCTGTGATAATTATGATACCAAGTTCAACAGCAATCTTCTTCAGACACGCTACAAGTTTATTCAAAGCTTGTGTACTGTTCTCTGAATCATCTACTACCATTGTTAAGTGGTCCAGAATAATTATCTTACAATCTCTAGCACGATTTAAATACCTTATCTTGTCTATCAACAAATCAATATCATCAAAGTCAAAGCCATCGTAGAGTTCTATTCGTCTCTCTGCACCAGACTCTTCAAACCATTTCTTCAAGTCCGCTTCATCTTGTGCCTTCCATACCTCAGGCTTTCTAAGGTTTAGCCCAGCTTCTAGTGACATCATTGATACAACTGTATCTTCTGCTACCTCTTCTAAAAACATAGCACCAATCTTTAAGTTAGTTGATTTAAGATAGTGATAGATAATTGTTCGCAAGAAAGCAGACTTTCCCATACCTGTACCAGCTGCAAAGGTTATTAACTGAGTCTCTCTGAATCCGCAGATCTTCTCATTCAATCCTTCCCAAGGTGTGGGTAAGTATGTTCTATTCTTTGCAAAGTCTTTGACTCTATCCCATAAGTCAGAGTAGTTAACAATGTCATCAGGTCTGAACTCTTCAGCTTTCCACCATAGACTAGTGAACTCTCCAATCTTACCAGCCTTTAAGAACTCGTTAGCATCTTTCAAATCCTTTGGCATCTTGACAATCTTTACTTTCTTTGGTGGTAGTATGCTGGCAACTTTCTTAGATGCTTTAACACCTGCATCATCCCCATCAAAGCAGATGATAATGTTATCAAAGCTGTCAAGGTACTGGTAGTTCTTCTTCACCTCTTTCAATGCAGCTTGTGCACCAGATGATAACGACACTACAGCAGACTTTCCACCAAACATTTGGTAGACTGACATAGCATCTATCTCACCTTCTGTGATTGTAATAAACTTACCTTTAGCTGGAAAAAGATTCTGTCCAAACAGTGTAGAGTTGTGAGCAGATCCTCTCCATGTAAATTGTTTACCTTCTACAGTGCGTATTTTTTGAGCTACAGCGTGTCCGTCTGCATCGTAGTAGGGGTAGATGTGCTGAGCTATTCCACCACTCCTGACAGTAACTTTTACACCGTAGAAACGACATGTATCAGCTGTTAAATATCTGTCAGGCAATCCGTTAACAGGATCTCTACCTGCGTTGTCAACCATTTCTCTTTCTGGTTCCATACTTTCTTGCTCCTTATTAAATGTTTTCCAATATGTTCCACAACTAAAACACTTTGCACCACCATCTGCATAGATTGATAGAGCATCGTGGCTGCCACATTCGGGACAGTCTGTGTGTAGTTTTATAACTCTACCCATACATTTATAACTCCTTTAAAAAAGTTCTTGACAAATGAAAAAATATATGCTACCCTCTTTTCAGGCTTGGGGGGGTTGATACCACTGTATCAGTATCGTAAAATTTTATTTCAGATCTTTTAACAGGTCGGCACATGTAGAAATAGGTGACATCGTCTACATAATATTCTACTACACTGCCTTCGTAAACAATCTTGTAAAGAGGTGCTAACAATTCTTCATCATCTTCATGGTCTTTAAAGGCACATAAATAGCCTATACAATTTGTAAACATTTGTTACAGTCTCCTATACTTCAACAATAAATAAACAACACCTACACAGATTATAACAGAACTAAGCATACTTAATACTCCTTCTTAAGTTGATAACAGTTACAATGACAGTGCCCATCAGCTGCAATATCTTGGTGACATCTGTCACTGATGCATGCACGATCTGATTCAGGATCGCAAGGACATCTGAACCATTCTTCTTCACCAAAGAATCTTTCTTTAGCTGCTGCAATGTTTGGTGCAAACTTGGTTAAGTCGTAACCATTCATGTCAGCTAACCATTCAATGTTATGTAAAATATTTTCTTTAGACATACAACAATTCTCCATTAACAGGTGGTTCCCCAATGATAGAAACATCTTTACAGATCTTGTTAGCATCTATCACGATTGTCTCCCACTCTTTAAGTTCTTCATCTTCTAAGGTATATTCTTGATCACCCTCGTAAACAACTTTAGCAAGAGTGCAATCACCTCCAGTAATCTTAATAGTTTTCTTGTTAAAGTCAAGAACAATCTTGTCAATAGTTTTAGAAATCTGTGGACAAGGTATTGCTATCAAGATGGTGTCAGTTGAATCATAACTTTTACCTTTTAATTCATCCATGCTATCAGCTGATGCAAAGACTATATTATTCTTGTCAACAACATAGTACTTGTGTGGATAAAATATTCTTTCTTTAGTTGCTTTAGCCATTGTAGTAGTCTCCCCAATTAAAACTTTTAAAATCTTTTATACTGTTTCTGTACTTACAATACACTTCGGGTGGTGTCGGGTAATGAACAAAGTCTGTTACCAAACTTAAGACATAGCTTGAAATCTCTTGCAGTCTTCTCCAGTCGGTGTGTTCTTTTGCAGTGTGTGGTGCTTCATATGCAACAGACATATTCACACTCTCACAGAACTCACAGATTGTTGCAGTGTCACTTAAAGAACCTGTTGTCACTGACATATCTCTTAAGTAGTTGCAAATATCTTGTGCAAGTGTTGAGCAATATGTTGTAGACCCACCACCATTTAATACATCTTGACTGCCTCTTCTATCAAGTACTATACAAAATGTATCCAGCTTTTCAATAGGTGTTAAGTCAATCTCTTTAATACCTACACAGCCTACTTCTTCACCAGCAGAGATGATAAAGTTTACATTAGCTTGTAACAGTGTTTTAAGTATGATCCAAACACCGTTCTTATCATCACCACCTAGTGAAGTTCTTTCCCAGTCCTTGTTATAGGCTATGATATGCTGCTCTGGTGTCATTACAAAGTGCTCAGCTTTACCATTTGTCTTCACCTGATCAAGGTGTGCTGACAGAATTGGTGTGTCTTCATAGGTTAAATTATATAGGTTGTTACCTTGCCTTGTAAAAGGTATGTTGTGGTCTCTTAAGAATGATTCAATCCAGTCAGCTATTGCAGTCTCTTCAGGCGTACCATGCACTGACTCAAATGAATACAGCTTTAATAAATCTTTCATCTGCTTACCCTTTCTTGTAATACTTTACATAAGATACTTTGTTATCATCATCAATATATCTCATTAACACACAGTCAATATCTGTACAGTTCTTCATCAGACCTTTAAGTCTTTCTTTAAACACTACCATCTTGACAGGTTTGTAAGAGAACACTTGAGTAAACTTGATGCTACCTGTACAGTTGAATGTACTGCTAACATCTGTTCCAGGTTGGTAGTACACTCCAATATCTTCTGTTAACTGGTCAAGATCATAGAAATCATCTGCTTTAAAGAAGCCATCAATGTAAGTACCTACTAACAGTCTGCTTACAGGCTTGTCAAAGAACTTGGCATACTTTGATTGCTCTTCGTCTTGTGTTATCAACAGACCTGTTACAGGGCATCTCTTAAAGACATTCAAAGAACCGTTAACAATCTTGGCGTATGGTGAATAGTGGAAGTCACTTGGTACACCGTTGGTGATTCGTTGCAGCTTGTCATACATTGATTGCTGTGGTGTACGATAGCCTACAAACTCTCTGTTACCATTACATATACCACGATACTTAAATGATGTGTAGCCATCTTCTTTCCAGAATGATACAGAATCTGGATAAGTCCTGTAATCTTTAGCAAAGATTGAGAACAGTTCTTCAGCATACTTTAACTCTATTTGTACAGATGTTTTAAGTTCATCATAGTCAACGTCAAAGTATTTGGAGAAGACATATTTGTAAGCATTTTCTTGAGAACCATTCAGAAATTCTGCACCAGAGTATATCCTGTCTGGTATCAGCTTGTTATCTTCTGACAACCACGCCCAAGCTCTTGCATTCATTCTAGGCACATACCATTTCTCACCAGGAACTAATGAACTCTTGTTAGGTTTATCACCAGTGAAGTAAGTGATGAAGTGTCCTTTACTAACCGACAGAGGGATTGCACCATGATATCCTGTGTGACTTGATGTAAGACTGAAGCAGCTCTGAATAGATGAACCATAACTGCAGAAGTAATAGTCATAAGGGTTCTTACTAACTACAAAGTACTTGACAGTATTGTAATCAGGTGTTCTATCTGACAGACATGTTGTAAACATATCATCCATTTCATACTGTCCAATGGCGATATAAAGCCTGTTGTCAATCACTTCATAATCTTTGACAGCATCTATCTCAAACCTATCAACTTTGTTATCGTAGGCTGCTAAAATAGCCCTTGCATCGGCTTCATCATACTCTGACAGAGATAGCATAACTTCTAAGTTTCTTCTAACATCTGGCATAAGTTCTGCAGGTCTTGCATGGTGGTCAAAGCTTTCTTCAAGCTCTTTCTTCTTCTTTAAATAGTTTTCATCATACTGTGTTCTAGGTATGTCACTAAATCTGCAGATGCCTTTGTCTTTTAACACAACCATCACAGTCTTTAACACATCTAATGACAGCTCTACATCAACCTTTCTTTCATTGTCTGTCAGCATTGTGTCAGTTGATATGTAATATTGTTTACCATTTCTTACA